CCAAAAATTTTTCTTGCAAAATCCGAAAAATAGCTTGACAACTCCGAAATATGGACTATAATAAGACCAAGAAGTTCGGAAATCGGACGGACAATATGAATCCCACCCCTCGGAAATCTGTTATCCGGGCGGTTCACGTTGATTCCTATTCCCAATAAGAATCATAACATTCCGTGGGATAACTGTCAAGTCCGAACTCCGAATTTCGTACCTGATAACTCTGGAAAGGAGGTCAACGACAATGAATGAACACATCAGACAAAAGATGAAGCGTCTGGGAGTCACGCAGGTGGAACTCATCAAGAAGCTGCACTCGGATTACGGCATTACGGTTCAGCCCCCGGAGATGAGCCAGATCATTTCAGGCGTAAACACCTACCCCAAGGCGCAGCGAGTTCTGGATGCCGTAGAAACGATTCTTGCGGAGATGGATAACTGATGAACACCGAGATTATGGAAGAAATGGCAAGGCACACCGCCCGGAAGGAAAGCGAGATCGAACGGTTCTACGATAACCCGGAGAACGAGAAAGCCTTTCAGGAGTGGTACGAAAAGAAATTCGGAAGGAGAGAAAGCGCATGACACGGGCAGAACGGGCAGCGGAGCAGAAAGCCGAACGGAGCCTTGAGAGGATGAAGTGGTTCGGGATGTATGCAGGGCTGTTCCTCATCATTGAGATTGTGGGCTTCCTCTGGTTCAAGGGAGTGATCGGATGAGAGTCATGATGATCCAAGGCAAGGTCGAGAACATCTTCGACAATGAAGATTTCGCCCGGATGCTTGGAGAACGGCTCGGAAGCGAAGCAGAGCAGTATTTCCGGGAACAGACCGATCCCGCTGTTGTTCTGGACGAAATGGGTGAGGTAGAGTTCTACGAATACTGCGAGGGCGATTGCTCCAAGATGGACGAACTTGAGGACGAAAAGAACGCATTGGAAGAAGAACGGGACGAACTCAAGATGTTCCTTGGAACGGTTGAGAAAACGCTGAAAGACATTGAGGACGATTTCACCTATCTCGGAAGCCTGATGACACCGGGCGAGATCAGGGAAAAGATCGGGGAACTGATTCAGGAGGTCAAAGAGAACCATGAGTAATTGCAAGGTCGGTGCGGAGTTTGAGAAAAGCTTCTGCAAACTACTTTCGGAGCATGGGTTCTGGGTTCACCGGGTATCGCAGAACGTGGCAGGACAGCAACCCGCCGATGTGATAGCGGTCAAGAACGGACGGGCTTTCCTGATTGATTGCAAGGTCTGTATCCGGGATGTATTTACCTTTGAACGGATGGAGCCGAACCAGCGAAGCGCAATGGACTTGTGGATGCGGTGCGGAAACGCAGTTCCCTTCTTCGCCCTGCAAGGGTCGAACGGGGATGTGCTGATGCTGGACTACCAGAGCGCAAAGAACGCCGAGCAATTACAGGGTACGAAATCCCTTTCTCTGAAACGTGACCGGAACGAGTTCAACCTGATTTCCTTTGAGAGATTCTTGGAGTTATACGACCGATGAATACCGTCATCAGCAACAAGATCACTGTAAGTGATCCGATCCCGGAACTGACAGCGTGGGCGAACCGGAACCTGAACCTGCCGAACCCGGAATACACGAAGAAAATGCGGTTGGGATACAGTACGTGGAACACGCCCCAGACCTTGACCCTCTTTGAGAGACACGGAAACAGGATCATCCTCCCCTTCGGGACGCTGCGGGAAATCCTGCCGTACCTGCGGAAAGGCGAGGTCTACACAGACTTCTGCTACGCCGGGAGCGTGGATTACGGGAAGCGGATTCCCCTGTACGATTACCAGACCGAAGCCTTGGAAGCTATGAAGAAAGCCAAGTACGGGATGCTGGAAAGCGCAGCGGGAAGCGGAAAGACCCAGATTGGGATCGCCTTGATCCAAGCGTGGGGAACACGGGCATTGTGGCTCTGCCACACGGCTGATCTGCTTCGGCAGAGCAAGGAACGGGCTGAACGGTACATCGACAAAAGCCTGATGGGAACGATCACGGAGGGCAAGGTCAACATCGGAAAGGGCATCACGTTCGCCACGGTACAGACGATGGTCAAGCTGAATCTGGCTGACTACCGGGATATGTGGGATGTGGTGATCGTGGACGAAGCCCACAGGGTTTCAGGAAGCCCGACACGGATGACGCAATACTCCAAGGTTCTCGGCGGGTTGTCGGCAAGGCACAAATACGGGCTGACCGCTACACCGGACAGGAGTGACGGGCTGATCCGGGCAACGAAAGCCCTGCTGGGCGAGGTCGTGTACAAAGTCCCGGACGAAGCGGTTGCGGACAAGATCATGAAGGTCGGGATCAAGGCGATTGCGACCGACCGGGGACTTGATAGCGAATGTCTGAACGAGGACGGGACGCTGAATTACACGGGCATGATTACCTCGCTGTGTAAGGACGAGATGCGGAACCTGCTGATTAACCGATACCTGTTCATGGAGAAGGAGCATAGCTGCCTGATCCTGTCAGATCGGTTGGAACAGTTGGCGCAGATCATGAACAACCTGCCCCCGGAGATGCGGAAAAAGGCGGTCATGATTGACGGAAAGATGACCAGCAAGAAGGAGAAAGCCCTGCGGGAGAACGCCTTGGAGCAGATGAGGACGGGCGAGAAGCAATACCTGTTCGCCACCTACGCCCTCGCCAAAGAAGGGCTGGATGTTCCCCGGCTGGATCGGTTGTTTCTGGCAACCCCGCAGAAGTACCACGCAACGGTGGTACAGAGCATCGGACGAATCGCCCGGACATTTCCCGGTAAGGAACAGCCGATTGCCTATGACTTCGTGGACAACCGGATTCCCTACTGCATGAAAGCGTGGAAAGAACGCTGCACACACTATCGAAAGGCACACGCCTTTTTCGTGAAAGGAGAGTAACCAATCCAATGATAAATCCAAAAGTTTTAATCGCAACCCCGGCGATCCACACGATCAACACGCAGTTCTACCTGTCTATGATGAAGCTTCAGGCTTCGGGCAGGGTAAGTCAGACGATGGAAGTTGGATCGCTGGTTTATATGGCGAGAAACAAAATGGCACTCACGGCGATCCAGAACGGGTTTGACTACATCGTGTGGATCGACTCGGACATGGTGTTCCCGCCTGATACGGTGAAACGCCTGATGGCACACGCACAGTATGACCGGGAGTTCGTTTCAGCCCTGTGTTTCGGACGATCCCTGCCGACCTCGCCCCGGATCATGAAGGAAATTATCTGGGAGCAGAAGGAGGACAGGATCATCCATGACGCAACGCCCTACAACGATTATCCGAAGAACAGCACCTTTGAGATCGGGGGAGCCGGGTTCGGGTGCTGCATGACAAGCGTCAAGATGATTAAGGAAGTGGCTGCTGCGTTCGGTCAACCGCCGTTCGACCCCCTGCCCCAGCTTGGCGAGGATTACTCCTTCTGTTGGAAAGCTGCGAAGCTGGGCTACAAGTTCTGGTGTGATTCCCGGATCAAGATCGGTCACGTTGGGGAAATGGTCTATGACGAGGGAACATGGCTGGCACAGCAGGGAGCCGATAAAGGATGAACATCCAGATTTATGACTTTGAAGTGACCGCCTACGATTGGCTGGTGGTCTTTCAGGACTACGAAACCGGGGAGTTCACGGTGTTCCACAACGACAACGAGGGCGTGGTCAACTTCGTGAACGATGACACGATCTACATCGGGTTCAACACCAAGGATTACGACCAATTCATTATGAAAGCGGTCTGCGGAGGATGTGACCCGGACGAGATCAAGGAACTGAACGATTACCTGATCCACGGCGGGAGAGGGTGGGAACACCCCCTGATGCAGCAGATTCGGTATTGGTTCAACAATGTCGATATCCGGGACGATACCCAACAGGGTCTTTCCCTGAAAGCTATTGAAGGTCACTTGGGAATGTCTGTGCAGGAAAGCACCGTGGACTTCAACATCGACCACCCGCTGACGGACGCTGAATTGGAAGAAATGATCTTCTACTGCAAGCATGATGTGGAAGCCACACGGGAGTTGGTGAAAACACGGAAAAGCTACCTGCAAAACAAACTGCACCTTGGCAGGATCGTGAATCTGGACGATGCAAAAGCCCTCTCCCTGACTAACGCCAAGCTGACCGCAGCCTACCTTGGTGCGAGGAAGCCGAACAAGGAATGGGAGGACGAACGGCAATACCAATACCCGGAGAACCTGAAACGAGAGTACATCCCCCAAGAGGTCTTTGATTTCTTCGACCGGATGAAAGACCCGGAAATCCCGGACGAAACGCTGTTCAAAGGGAAGCTGAAACTCGATGTGTACGGATGCCCGACCACGATAGGGTTCGGCGGTATCCACGGGGCGATCCCCTTCTATCAGGAGGAAGAAGCCGGGGACAGGATCATCCGAAACTACGATGTGGCAAGCTACTACCCTCACCTGATGACGATCTGCGGGTATACCTCCCGGAACATCCCCGACCCGAAGATTTACGCCGATATGCTGGAAGAACGCATGAGGGCGAAGAAATCCGGGGACAAGGCAACGGCAAACGCCTTGAAGCTGGTTGCGAATACCACCTAGGGGGCGCAACTAAATCAGTACAACGACCTCTACGATCCCCTGAAAGCCCGGTCGGTGTGCATCAGCGGACAGCTTTACCTGCTGGAAATGACACGGCGGTTGTGCCAAGAGTGCGAAACCCTGCGGGTTGTGCAACTAAATACAGACGGTATCATGGTCAGCTTCGACCGGAAGGAATACGACCGGGTGCTGGAAATCACCGGGGA